GACACATGTTTCTAAATCTATGGCTATATATTTACAATCTCTTAAATCTGGAAACATGGAAGGAGGAAACCATTCAATATCCATGAGATCCATTTCTATGCGTTCTATAAAACTTATTGTGCTATTCTGCTTTTTCATTCTTCTCTCCTCCTAGAGCAGCGTAGCCACATATATCAACCCATGAGTCTTCGTGGTCTGGTGTTTCAATCAATCTAGATAATTTTACAGCGATCATGCATGTATACACCTGCTCAACTGTAATATCTTTGTTAAGTATAGGACTCCATAACTCTGCTATTCTTTTATGGTTAAGGTAAGCATCACCATAATCCTTTGCCCTATCACCACTAATGGATATCTTTGCTTTGTCTAATATCTGTTCTCTTTTCATAGTTCATACTTAAATTTAGAGGGTGTATCGATGATATGTAAGTTATGACGTGTCCTTGTAACTCCCGTATAGAACACACGATGCTCATCATCAAACAGTTTTTCATCAGTGGTTGCAGTAGGGTAAGATTCTGTCAATAGCATTATATTATCATCCTCCCCACCCTTCATTGCATGAATGGTTGATACGTTTATTCTTGGTTTCTCAAACATCTCACCTCTTAACTCTAAACTTTTCATGTAGGCTTTATCGTCTCGAGAAACATTTAAAACATTATAAACATCCATGTCCTTAGATGCAAGTAAACCATAGTCTTTTACAAGTTGATCGTAAGTAAAGAACAGATCATCATCTAGAAAATCAAACTGCTTGCTTGATCCCCATTTAACCATTGCTTTCTCACCTCTCTTCGGCATCATCTTGTATAAGTTTCTAACATCTGTAATTGGTATGGGTTCATCTTGTATCAACTGATTCCAGAGGGACATGTTGTTTAAAATGTTTTCATCTATACTCGGAACACCATATCGATTAAATAGATATCCATCCTCCCGTAAGGATTCTGCTATACCAGATACAAGGCGATTTGTTCTTGCCATGATTGTCCAGGAACCTTCATCTATGTTCGGTTCTCTCCAATCCATATGATATTCTATATTACCTTCCTTATCTGTAGGCTCCCAATCCTTCGGCTGCCGAACCTCGATCTTTTTAGATATTTTATTTGCAAGTGCATGAACTTTTGAAGGAACTCTATAACTCTGACCAAGCACTGTTCTGTCAGGACATGCATGTATGAAGTTGCCAACCTCAACACCATTCCATCGGTGAATACATTGATCATCGTCACCTGCATACCAGACTTCTTGAGAATGATTCTTCATCAGCTTCACCTGATCCCACTGTAGTGGTGTAAGATCTTGTGCTTCATCAACAATCAAAAGTTCCAACTCTGGAGAACTCCCACCCTTTACAAACAAATCAATCATGTCTGTAAAGTCATACTTGTTATGTTCCTGTTTGTAATCCTGGTACGTTTCATTTATTTTTTTAAGATAAGAATAATTTAAAGCATAATCTTTTACATCATTAAACTGTTGTTCCAGACTTATCTTACGCATTGTAGCTCTACCAATCACCTCAAGATATTTATTGCCTTTGTTAAAAGAACTTGTGATCAAGCCATCATTCATTGAAGTGGCCGTGTTGTTATCAAAAGTTATACCCAAGTTCTGACCTAACTTATTAAAGTCATACTTTGTCATCATGTTCTCATCTTTCATACCAAGCCACTGATAGCCTATCGAGTGCAAGGTTCTAAACCAGGGTATCTGTTTAGGAGTTAAGTCCTTAGATATCCTATCTCTTGCCTCTGTCACGGACTTTTTAGAGAAAGAAACGAAACCAATCCTCTCTGGTTTACCATTCTTATCAAGATGCTTACGCACAATATCAATCAAAGTATAAGTCTTGCCACACCCTGGTGGCCCAAATATTAATGTTTCTTTTATCATTACTTTTCTCTTGGTCTATTGGCCAACCAATCTTCAACTTCTTTTCTAACGTAACGTGTTGTTGCGTTCTTTTCACCTTTGCCAAATACAAGAGGTTTGGGAAAAGATCCTTCCTCAATCCATCTGTATAGGGTGCTGTAGGATACACTAAGTTTATTCTTAATATCCGACAGCTTCAAAAGTTCATCTTCCTTAAAGTTAAAATGGGACATCATCATCCTCCTTTTTATTAACTGTTAGTTCAATTTCCTCGTCATCAAATTCTGGTACCCACCAGACTCGAATCTCTGACCACTTACCAGAGTCGTCATCTTTTAAATTATATTTTCCATTACAGTTTTGACCTCCGTTTAATTCTTTTAAACGTTCCTGTATCTGACCTCTGGTAAAATGATTAAACCCCCTTGTTCTTAAAAACTCCTGTAAACCTTTCATGGTAAAATAAGTAAGATCATTTTCTGTCCACGGCTTACCTAACACCATCTCCTCTGGTGCTCGTGCTCTAATTCTACTTGTACAATATATTTCCAGTAACTCTTTAAACTGTCCTCTGTATGTTAGAAGTTCATCAACCTCTATGACAGTTGCCTGGGACATAAGAGCATTAACTTCATCATGCCAATCTTCTTTCTTGTGCATGGCAGGCATATAATTTAACTGCTCCATACATGCTTCCTGGAATAGCATAGGCATCTGTAACTGCTTGGTTGATATCTCTAGATTCTTTTTACAGTATGTGCATACATTAAATAGAACTGTGTTCCTCGCACCTTGTGGCACTCCTCTGTTTAGAAACCCCTGGACACATGGTGGAGCATCAGAGAAACTATTTTTTTGTGAACCAAAATTAATCTTTTCTAATTTATCAAGAGTGGTTTTACTTTTTTCAACTTTAGCTAGGAACTCTTCAACTGATAGTTCTTTAGCATTGTCATCCATTGCATACCGCATTGTTCTCTTAACTTCAAAGTATGGGAGGTTGATAAAATTACCAACGTCACCTCTCTCTGATAGGATCTGATCTTGCTTTGGAAATATTTCTGAACCAGAGTGTCCTAACCCTGCAGCAATTTCTGTCAGATACTCACGCAAGTCTACGGCAGGAACCCAATCTTTCATAAAGAGAAATAGATGAGCTCCCCCCGACTTTGATCTACATAAAATAATCGGCAGCTTAAACTTTTTAATTTTCTTTAAAATTTCTGCATGATCAATAGGATACTCATCGATATCAATAGCACCAAACTTGCACTTGTTATCATTGTTTATAGGTATTGCACCTACACCCAAGGATCCATTGAAATGATTTTCTACTAGGCTTTCACTTAAAAGTTCTTTTACAATAAAACTTTTAGCCTCAGTTTTACCATCTCTGCGTTGAGTTCCTAATTTAGTTTGACCATGAGCAGTGCTCGATCCCTCGAACACTGCCATGAATTGTTTAGCAAGAGACATTAGAAGGGTGCTTCGTCACTCTCTGTAACTATTTCTTCTGGAACGGCCTTTGCAGCACCACTCTCAACTGAAGATCTAAAGTTCTTAGCATCGATAAATAAATTTTTATCTTTAACTAAACCAACTTTTTCAACTATGTAGTTAAAATAAGTGTAATTATCTTTTCTTTCCTCAACAGTTTTGAGATGCCATATGGTAGAAAACAAAGCGGGAGTTCTCATCACACCATTCTTATCTGGTATTTTTTGCATGGCTATCTGAGTTTTCCAACGTCTACTTATTTTTAATTGGGTAGACTTCATATCTACAATAGCAGGTTGAGCACTTCCATCTTTGTTTAAAACCATGCAGTAATGCTGATCCGATTTAACTAGCTCATTTCCATTTGGTAATGTCTCCTTCGCACCTTGTCTCGTGGTTTTTAAAATATTTGGATCACCTGCAGGTAGTTCACCGACAAAGCCACCGCCAGAAGAACCTTCTCTTGGTATAAATTCTAAGTGCTTTGTCTCCTGGTAACAAGGAATAACCTTAATCCCTTCTTCACCTTTCCACAGTTGACCAGTTACAGTATTAAAAATGTCTCCATCTTCAGAACCCTTAATATAAGAAATATCATTTTTTTTCTTTTGTGGGGACATTGCCTGCATTATTCTTATAAAAGGTATTTGCAGTTCGGATGTTTCATAATCTACACCTTCACCTGCGGTTTCAAGTATGTCATCTAATATATTAGACACATCTGTATTTGATTTTTTAGTAATATCTGCCATTTTTATTTCCTCCTCTTTGGTTTTATTTCAGCAGTTCGTGCTACAAAAGCACCAAATAAATCTAGGTTTGTTTCCAAACCCTTCTCTACTCTTTCCCTAATAAAACTTTTTAAAGTCATACTATGGATATGAGTTTTACTTTCTGGATGCAGACCTCTTCGCTCAAGATCTACCATAAGATCTCCAGCAATATTATCTTGTCCACGTCCAAACGAGATGATCACATCATTCTTAATAATATCATCAAGGTTTCTTTCTCTTAACCAATTGTAAGCCTCTTCCCTTCGATCAACTGGTATGCTTGCAGAGACAAAAGATTTTAGTGATACAGTTGCATCACCGACATCAACTCTCTCTACACCCATCTCATCCATCACTTCGGGTATAGCTTCAAACTCAAGTCTTCGCTTTTCGGTCTTGAGTGCCTTCAAATGTTTCTCGGCAGCATCAATCTCATCTATAATATTACCGAGCCTTTTAATTGAATTCGATAATGTCTTGCCTTTTTCATCCGATACATCAGCAAAAGCCTCCTTATCGATAAACAATTCATCATCTAAGATTTCGTTTTGTTTCATAAGTATCTCCTCTTCAGGTTTCTTAAAACGATTGTTATGGGATTATTCCCTTGACACAAATATATAGGTGCCTATATACATACATAGGAGGTATTGAAATGAAAGTCAAGTACAAATTTAAAACTAAACCATATAAGCATCAGCAGGAGTGCCTGGAAAGATCTTGGTACAAAGAGAACTATGCTTTGTTTATGGAGATGGGAACAGGTAAATCAAAAGTTCTAATTGATAATATTGCCATGCTGTATGAACAGGATAGAATTAATTTTGCTGTTGTGATTGCACCAAAAGGTGTCTATCGAAATTGGTCAGAGATCGAAATACCCACACATATGCCCGACAGAATCAAGAGAGAGGTGATAGTATGGAAAACAAAACTATCCCAGGCAGATAAAGATATACTAATTAAAATGAAAAAGGATCCTTCTTACGAGCCGTTAGTTATATTTGTAATTAATGTTGAGGCCTTCTCAAGTCTTAGAGGAAAGAAAGTAGCAGAATGGTTAACTTCAAATGGTTATGGCGGCAGAGGAATGATTGCTGTTGATGAATCAACTACAATAAAAAATCATAAGGCTAAAAGAACCAAGACCCTTATCACCATGTCAAAATATTTTCAGTATAAAAGAATATTAACGGGTAGTCCCGTAGCTAATTCACCCTTGGATCTGTATTCACAATGTGAATTCCTTGGAGAAAAGATGTTAGGCTACGATTCTTACTATCCTTTCCAGGCTCGTTATGCTGTTATGAATAGAAAAAATATGGGTGCTATCAGTTTCAATCAGATAGTTGGATACAGAAACATAGAAGAGTTGACCAGAAAGATTGATGAGTTCAGCGACAGAGTATTAAAAAAGGATTGTTTAGATTTGCCAGAAAAGATTTATACCTCAAGATCTGTAAGCATGAATCCAGAACAGCTTAAAATGTATGAGCAGATAAGAAAGAAGGCGATACTCATGATCGATACAGATATGGTCAGTGCACCTATGGTGGCAACCCAACTGTTAAGATTACAACAGATATTATCTGGTCATCTACGCAGTGATGATGGAGATCTGATTACTTTTCCAACGAGAAGACTTGATGCCCTAGTAGAAATTTGTGAAGAGGCATCTGGTAAAATTATTATATGGTCAAGATTCAGATACGATATTGTAAAGATAACAGAGAAACTTAATAAAACATTTGGCCATCAATTTAAAAAGGTTGCAGTTTCTTTCTTTGGGGATACATCAGATAATGAAAGGCAAGAGAATATTAAGTTATTCCAGGATTCAAAGTCATCGATTAGATTCTTTGTTGGTAATCCTCAAACAGCGGGACGTGGTATTACATTAACTGCAGCGAACACTGTGATTTACTATGCTAATGACTTTAACCTTGAAACTCGGATCCAATCAGAAGACAGATGTCATAGAATCGGACAACATAATCCTGTTACATATATTGATCTGATTACTGAAGGTACTATCGATAAGAAGATTGTAAAGTCATTACGAAACAAAATAAATTTAAGTGCAAAAGTATTAGGAGAAGAGGCAAGAGAATGGTTAAAACTGAATACCTAACAATATTTGAAGACTATAAGAAAGGTGGTCTTACTCTCGATGAGGCAGCAAATAAATTAAGCAAGGCATCTGGATTAAGACTTGACGTTGCAAAGGAATATATGAAAAAATTAAAGAAAGATAATATAGTTCTTTTTAAGGAGTATAAAAAATGAAAGATGTATTTTGTTTTATATGTAAGGCTCTACTACCAAAGCCTAAAGACAAAGAACCCATTCAATGTATTGTTTGTAAAGTAATTTACAGTAATGAATCTTGAACTGGTGCTGATAGATCCTTGTCCCAGGTAACTGGAGTTTGAACTCTATCTATCTTTCGAGCCATAACTTCTGGATCTCTTTTAGTATCTTTATAACTTCTGGCAACGTATGCACTGTCCGCACTTGCGAATGGCCATCTCTTTCCTCCCTGGGCATTGCCTCTTAACATATGAATCCAAGGTACATTACCAACCCTAACTATCTCATTAAAAGCTTCATCGCATCTTTGTGCCCATTTTGGAGAACCGACCTGCCAATATTCTCCACTCGATCCAAAACATATTTTTGAAAAACCAGAATCTAAAAGTTTGTGCAGAAAATTAAATGAATCTCCCATGTGCCAGACAACTGCTGATAATTCTTTTCTATGTGGCCATTGCTTTATCATATTATAATTATCATCTTCTGTTCCACCTATAACATCTGGAACTATTGCCCAATGTGGATGACCCATTCTACTTTCCAACCAATTGTGATACCCTTTTAAATCCAGAGGTTTACCTTTTGTGAATGCTGTGAACGCTCCGTTGTCCCACATAACTGATTGTCCTATTTCAAGACAAACATCTCCGTCTCTTTTATCTGCATAACTGACACAAAAATGTTTGCCTGCCATTCTGTACAATGTCTCACGAGGAGTCAAAGGAGTTCCATGATAGTGAATCATGTTAAGCCTTGCTTATGACTCTTACATTTGAATGAACTCCGACCATCTCAACTGTAACTGATGATCTAAATCTTTCATGGCATTCAATCTTAATTTGTTCTGTTAATTCTTCCTGGAATTTTTTTACTAAACAGCAATCATGGATTAGCTCGTGAAGTTTCTCAACTGGAATGGTTTGAGATGAGGTAATTGTGCAATCATAGATGTCCAATGCATCGTCCACTGGACACCTAGCTGTAAATTTAAAGCTATAAGACTTCATACTCATAACTATCGTCAAGCATCCACCATACGATTAATGCTCCTATCATTTTACTAACGAACATAATTATAAGTCCGTACCAGGAAAAGAACCCAAGCATTAACATAAATATAGCAGAATCAACTGGAGTTCCTATTAAAGATGATAATAAGATTCTCTGTTTTAAAGGCTTGTCTGTAAAAGTATAAACTCCCCAATCAACAGCCTCACTAATCATGAAAGCTACAACACTTGCATAAGCTACAAATGGATCGGCCATATAATAACTTAACAATCCACCTATTGCCATTGCTCCTAGAACCTTGTGTCCTATTTCCCTTTGTGAAAAATCTCTAATCACAAAAACAAATCCTATTAAGAAAGACATAGGTGCCAACATCTCGCCTCCTGGTAGAGGTATCATTGGCAAATATGTGAATCCTATGTTAGCTACCACAATTGCAGCGATGTATAACGCAGTAAATTTATACTGAGCATTCCTCCATAAGTTAATTGGATAAAACATTATCTACCTCCTTCATAGTTTGTTCATGAGCTCTGTTAATTATAACTGCAAGTTGTCTCGCAATACTCCTTTGTTCCTTGTCTGCCATGTCATTTATCTTGGCATAAACTTCCAGGGGAACAGCAACTGTCTTAAATTGCAACTCCTTTCCATTCTTTGATGGTCTTCCTTTCGGCATTTTATTCTCCATATAAAAAGTTATTTGTTATTATTAATTATTTGTGTGCAAAATGTCAAGACTTGTTTTTACCTTGTATCATCTTTGAAACTTGCACTCCGAGATTGTAAAGTGCCTCCTGCATTGGGTTATCCGATGCTTTTCCACGGCTCGTTACAAATACTTCAACAGCTTCATGCGTTTCTGGATGGAAACTTACTGTTACACTTATGCCCATACCGACATCTTCTGTCCAGCTAGGTCTGCGATTTGGTATTTTCTTCATTATTTTCCTTTCATTTTTACATATACAATTCTTCTGGCTTGTGATTCTGTCAGATTAAACTCTGCAGCTAACTCATCCAAACCATATTTTTTTATAGTTATTCGTTCCATATGAACTCCTCCGATATTTTCACCTAAAGGTTTACCTCTGTTTTCTTTCCAATGATCATTGACCCTGGTCATAAATTCTTCACTAAATTTTGTCATTAATTTTCTTCCTTTCTTCTTCTAAATGCTTTTGTTTTACATGCCTCATGTTTGTATTTTGTTCCTCCTCTACCTACTAAAGAGGGGTTAATTATAATACAATCGTGAGTACACTTTTTCCCAGAGGGCTCTCCATATGTTTTTCTATATTCGCAAATTCTTGCTTTTATTTTTATGTCAGTCTTTACGGAAGTATTGTACTTATGACCAGCAAATTTTAAATTAATATCAATAGGAACACTAATTAATTCACAATCATCCTCTTCTCTAGTTTCTTGTATTTCATGATCAGAAATTAATTTATTTAATTCTTTTAAAATATTTTTCTCCATTATTTACTCTCCTATTTGTTGTTTTATATCCATTACTAAAAACGTATTCCCTTCCATGTTGAGAACAAAAGTATTTACCATGTTCTACAACAGTGGCTTCTTTGTTGCATTTGTTGCATTTATGTTTCTCCATTATTCCATCTCCCTCCTGTAGAATATGTGATCGTTGATACGAACTGTTTGTGTAAAATTTTCACTCCATGAAGGCTTTACATAATGTGCATGATAGTGGGTTGATCCTTCGGTCAAGTCCACAAGGTTAAGAGGACCTTCTAATATTGCCCATGCAATTTCTTCTGCCCAGAGATATGCCTCTGCGTCCTTTATCTCTTCTGATTTACCATCGCACCAAAAACTAAACTGACACATATCGGGAATCGGGGTTTCGGGACTCCAAGAATAATAATACCCTTCTTTGACGACATCGCAGACATTATCTGGGTATCTGGGATCATAAACCCTTGTCATTATAACTTGACCCACGGCTATCTGTCCTAGTGTCGGCTCACCTCTAGCCTCAAAGTATATTGCAGTTGCTAAACAAGCTAGTGTAGAAATCATTTGACTTCTCCTTTCTTTATCTGTTATTAGTTAATTACCTCGTTGATGATATCCCTCAAGGTGTTTGTTATTTCCTTTCTTAACATCTTGAGGGATTCTATTTTAGATATCTCTGAAAGATCCTGCACCTTCCCAAGCTTCATCAATCCAACCACCACTAATGTTTAGATCCTTAAAAGTTTCCTTGAGCTTCTTAATTATAGGTGAGGGTGTACACCATGCAGTTTCAAAAACAATTTTGACCTCCTCATCGTAAGGCAAGCATTCCATTTAGTTCCCCAATTGTCACAACTCCAACGATACCAATTATCTGCACCAAACTTCTTGATCCAGGACTTACGAGTTTTGATATCTTTTGGAACATAAACTCCATCCTTCAAGATCATAGTAGATTTGAGTAGTTCCTCACCTTGCAGACAAGAACCCGCCAAACCTAGTCCTTCGCTAAGTTCGTGAGGCATTCGTATGATCGTATTAAAATCAAACTCCTCGTCTACGATGACCTCATCTAAAAAGTCATCAATTTCTTTCTTGGTTGTAGCTTGTACAACTAATGTATTTTCTGTCCAATTAGGCATTGGTACCTCCTTTGATGTTGTTTAATATTTTTACTCGAAGATCATTTAATTCTCCAAGATTTCTTTCACATATATGTGTATCGCTATGCTGATCAAAAGCATGGTTGTCTTTGATACGTTCTTCAGTTGCATATATGTGTTGCTCTACGGCATCGAAGATGTGCCGCAATTCCTCGATTGAAAAAGCTTTACTCCTTAACCTAGAAACTTCTTCCTCTAATTTAAAAACCATTTTTGAGTTTGCATTATTTGTCTTTTCCATTATGTTCCCTCCATTTACGATAAAGTTTTAATCCAATAAGAAACCCTTGTTTATATCCATTTGGTATATCAAGAGGAGATGGATTATATTTATTCTTCTCATATCTTTCTTCACCTTTAAACAAAGCATCCTCTATACCCTCTACTATGTATTTATCAAAATCATCTTTATCCATTATATTCTCCCTTCTAAGAATTTTAGTATATGAGCTATGGTATCAACGCACCAACCATTACCCAACATTTTATATCTTTGTGTCTTTGATATTGTTATCTGCTTTCCATTTTCATCAATGCCAAATAAAGTCGCATTGTCTTCTACAGTTTGCAGACGTTCACATTCAATCGGAGTTAATGCCCTCCAACGAATATCCTGGACAACGACATTATCCTTCTGAACAGTTGTGAGTGTATTCGATTTACTATCTCCACGAACCTCCAACCTTTGCGTTGTCTTACCTTTTGTTTTCATTTTATGGTCTTGACGTTTACCATCTACAATGTAACGTCCACGAAATGCACCAATCGCAACCTTCGGCTCTCGATTACCACCTCCCATTGTATTTAATGTAGGCGATTTACCATTAGCAGAGTATACCCTTCTCAAGATATCATGACCCTTGATCTCTTCAGCATGACCAACTTCAATACATCTCACTCCCGTTTGCCCTTGGTTGCCAAAACCTTTATAGTCCCTCGCCAACAAACAACTAGCCTTGTCAATGTTCTCTTTCAACATAACCTTGCCTTGTTTACCTACAAGATCAGCTTGTGGTCTATCTTCCTTAAAATAGTTATAAGGAACTCCCTTGTGAAAGTTAGCCGTAACAGTAAAAGACTTGTCAGTATCAGTTGATTGCGTGTAACGATCCGATCTTTTATTGACGGCATACTTCTCATTACCACGACCCATGTAATCAACACTCTTCTTACCATAGTAAAATGTTTCCTCGATCTCTTGCCTCGTCTGTAAAATATCCTTGAGCATTATGCCTTTATCAATCTGAGGAATAACTCCCCAACTCGCCCAATACAATCTCTTCCTTGATTGTGCAGAGTCCAACGCAGAGTCAAGTTCAATCGGATGAACATCTAAATACTTTGTAATTACATCACGAAACTCTTTTTTCATTTTTACATTTTCCAGGAGGAAATGTATCTTGGGATTTATAACCCTAAGTTCCTCTAGTATTCTTACAAACTCAAAGAATAGTTTAGACCTCGGATCATCAAAGGCTAACTGTTTGCCACTGAATGAAAAACCTTGGCATGGTGAACCACCCAAAATTAAATCTACATGTCCGATATCTGATCCCTTGATCTTGGTAACATCCCCAAGTTGAATGACTTGAGGATGAAGAAATCTGTCTACTGCAACTGAATACTTATCAACATCAGCATGGTAAACTTTTGTTATCGGTGGAAGATTGGTGCGACTATGTGCCATGATATCACAACCCATGCCACTAAATAAATTAAGTATTATCATTGCCTCACCCATTTACTAATTTTAAATCTAAGGAGCTCTAACATCTCCTCTTCCCAAGTATCTCCTTGATCCTTTACATCCCTCTCATATAACTGATGTAATCGGTTCTCAATTAAATCATCCAACAATGAATGCTCATGATCAGTAAGATACCTATCAAATAAAATCTCTTTTAAAATTTCTTCAGTTGTTCCATTAATCATTCCAAAACTCCTTCCCACCTAAATCTAGGTATAATTGTTTTGCCACTCTGTATTGTGGTAATAGGTTCTCGTCACTTGCATCTTCTAAATCTTCGATAAGATGGGTCAACGCAACTTGAAGAACATTTAACTCCATGTCAGTGACCTTCTCAAATGTATGTCCAATAAATGTATGTTTCATTATGCCCTCACCATTATAGAAGTTTCATTAATATCAATATCAATATTACCACCTTCAGCAATTCGATGTAACTGCTCAAGAGGAAGAGATATAGGCTCAGCAAAATCATCACCACCAACTGCATGATAACTATCTTCAAAAACATTCTTATTTGTTTTCGGATTGAAACCTTGTGCATAGACAACAAGGTTCTTTTCTTTTTTGTCGCTGATATAATTGTTCATAAGATAAATACCATCATCCTTTACAAGACAGAATGATCTCTTTAATGATATCTTTTTAGTATAAGGAACTATAAACTTTTCTTCTTCGATAGTTCTTTGTGCTAATTTCTGTAAGGTTCTTGAACCTCGGAACTTTAATTTAGTCATTTGATTTACCTTTCATTATTATATTGCTCTATGTTCTCCTATATACTTATAATAAACATTCTACTTAGTCAACACCTTTTTAAATTATATATATACAGTTATTTTACCCAATTAAAAAAAATATTTTTTTTTGTAAAAAGTAGTGTCGAAAGTGTCGAAAGTGTCGAAAATCTTCTGTATTGTACATATAGCAACAAATAGTTTCCGACACTTCTATTTAAATTTCCGACACTTCCGACACTTCTTTCAATAGATTCGAGGTTTTCCTGGTTTTTTTAATTTTCATTTTAGTAATTTTTATTATATAAAGGAATTGTAATGAACGAAATCGCAACCCAAAAACTAACAAATCGTCAAAAAGAATTTGCAAGATTTTATGTTGAAGGCATTTATAGTAATGCTGAATGTGCTAGGAAGAGTGGTTACGCAGAAAAAAGTTGTTATAGTATTGCTAGTCATTTACTGAGTGGTAAAAAATTTCCACAAGTTTTAGAATATATTCAAGAGCTACAACAAGAAAAAGAAAGACGATATGGTGTTACACTTATCGGTCAATTAAAAAGATTGTCCGAACTTTCAAAAGGTGCTGAAGAGGCAGGACAATTCTCTGCATCAATTAATGCTGAAAAGATACGATCTGCTCTTGGTGGTTTGACTGTTGATAGAAGAGAACAAATCAATGCTCTTGATGATTTAAGTCGTGAACAAATTATTGATCGATTAGATAATCTAAAGAAACAATATCCTCAAGCATTTGTCGAAGGTGAATATCAAGAGGTAAAAGATGGGGACTCCAGAGTCAAACTTTTGGAAACTGATCAAGAAAAATCTGCCTAAAAAATGTCATTCAACAAGGATTGAATCTCGTCTACCATCTGGAGTTCCAGATTGTCATTTTGCTTGGGATGGATTTGTGTTTTGGTTAGAGTTAAAAACAACAAAAAACAATACTTTGAGAATAAGTCCTAATCAAATCTCTTGGAATTCTGCATATTGTCTTCGAGGAGGCTTTAGTTTTTACTTGGCAAAGCATACGAAGACCAAGGATATATATTTGTTTGGAGGGGATCAAGGTTCGAGCCTCTTGGATGATGGTCTGCGTACCAAGGCTCTGTATCAAGGTTCAAGTTTCGAGGAGCTCTTTGCGA